GTCTTAATGTCTATCAAGACATTCTTCACGGCCCGTCCTTGAGTATCGAACCATGTCTTAATGTCTTGGAGGGTATTACGAACAGCCTGTCCTTTAGCGTTTACCCAGTCAGAGACTGTTTGGAGTGTATCTCTTACAACTCGACCCTTCGCATCAACCCAGTTAGATACGTTCTGAAGGGTTTGGCGTACCGCTCTTCCTTTGGCAGCGAACCAGTCAGAGATGTTTTGGAGCGTCTGACGTACACCCTGGCCCTTTGAACGGAACCAACCGGCAATATCTCCAAGGACTTCCTTAACGTCTTGACCCTTGTTTTCGATATAGTCGATGAAGTCATCTACCGCTCCTCTCCAATCAGCGGCGGATTCTGCGATGCCGTCTACCCAGTCTCCAATGCCGCTGATTACATCCTTGGTTCCTTTACCGAGGTCTTTACCGAACTTTCCAATATCCTTTCCAATGTTTCCAAGGGCTGGACCGAAGGTTTCTCCGAGGAACCCGCCAAGTTTACGGCCGAGCCAATCCCCGATGAGGCCACCTGCTACAGCACCAATGGCTGTTCCAATACCGGGAGCAATCGCGCTACCGAGAGCGCCCCCGATAGCAGCTCCAGCTGTTCCTCCAGCCGCACCTCCTGCTACGGAACCGAGCTTCTTACCGGATTCGGCGTCGTTCTTAGTCTTGCCCTGCATAACATCCTTCGCCGCCAGCGCTCCCTCAGCGCCGTAAAGCAGAGTGCCAAGACCAGGGACCTTCTTGCCTAATCCTTTAGCCAGACCCTTTGCTTTGCCTAAGCCAGGAATCTTCTTGGCAATGCCACCGAGCGCCCCACCCTTTCCTCCGAGGCTTGGCATCCCAGGAACCATGTCAGCAATCTTACTGCCGAATCTCTTTAGTTTTTGAGATAGGTCTACGACCGTATCTCTTAGACCTCCTAATTTCTCTATGAGGTCTTCAGCTGCTTTGTAACCTCCTTTGGCGCCTTTCGCTGCTCCCTTAGCACCACCTGCGGCACCTCCAAGGGCAGCTCCGCCACCGGGCATACCAAGGAATACTCCGAGACCTCCGCCCTTCATTGCTCCTTTCAGAGCACCTTTTAGGAGACCCCCGATTCCTCCTTTGAGTGCCATGCCTCCTTTGAGCGCTCCCTTCGCCATCCCTTTGGCTCCGAAGGCTCCTTTCGAGCTTTCTGCGAGCTTTCCAAACAAACCACCGCCTCCCGGCAGGGAGGGGAGTTTCGGCATCTTCGGAGTCAGTTTGGAGAAGGGATTAATCTTGTTCGGGATGGCGTCCTTAATCTTTGTGACTATGGGAGATACACTGACCTTGGGAATCTTATTTGCGAGTGACTTCCCGAACTTAGATACCTTGCCTAATTTCCCTTTGATTATGGAACCAAGGTTCTTAATCTTGCTGATTTTTCCACTGATGATGGATTTGAGGTTTAGCTTGCTCGGAAGAGCAGATTCAAAAGCGTTGACTACTCCGGCAAGACTGAGGTTGTCATCTATCCATTGGCCTAAGTCAAAGCCTCCGAGTAGATTTCCGAGCGAGAAGTCTGGGAGCGAGAGTTTAATATCTCCGAGTCCAAGACCTCCGAGTGAATCACTGAGAGCTGTAGCAATATCTCCTGGGAGGTCTGCGAGAGCCTTGAAGAAGTCTTCTAAGAACTTCCCCTTGGTAAAGTATTTCCAGACCCCGTAGAGGAAAGCATACATCAGCTTGAAGATGTCTGCGAGAGGACTAAATGGCCTGAAGAAGATTGCCATAGCAGTCTTGAACAGGTCGATAAGGCCTTCTATCTTTTCACCTCCAATAGAAAGCCCTCCTTTAGCAGCGTCCATAATGGTATCCCAACTCGGGAAGGGTGGGATTAGACCCGGTGACTGTTGAAGCCATCCTCCAACCGAATCAACGAAGGATGGAATAACCGGTCCTACCCAACCGGGCCAAAGCCCTTTGAGGTATCCAAAGACACCCTTCACTCCATCTGCTATACCTCCAAGGATTGTATCAATTCCCTCTCCGATTATTTTACCGATGCCAGCGCCAAGGACAGCGCCTCCGAGAGCACCGGCTAAGGCACCCACAACTGTACCCATACCGGGTATTGCGGAACCTACAGCCGCTCCAAGCATGGCCCCCTTATACATTCCCATTAGAGCGCCCGCGACCATGCCAGTCGCCTCTCCCATGGACTTGAGCGGGTCTGTTACCTGTCTAAATCCGGTCCCGAGGTCTCCAAGATAGTCTAATACTTCTCCTACCTGCTGGCCTGCTCGACCGAAGAATGTCGCTCCAAGTGAACCTCCGAGTACACCACCGATAGCAGAACCTATTGGTCCAGCGATAGCAAATCCAATAGCAGCACCGACGCTTGCTCCTGAAAGACCGCCGATGAATGTACTGAGGATTCCGAATATCTTTTCAAGTATGGAAAGGTTGCCCCAGTTCATATTCACGAGGCCTTCGAAGAACCCTTTGGTGAATTCTATAAGCATTGCCCCGAGAGCCATTAGACCTTTGCCTACCCCGCCGATTAGCCACGGGACCATATCGTAGGCAACTCCTTTAATCAGTTTTCCTACTAACTGACCGCCTTCTCTTGCAGCGTATGTGAGGGCAGAATATAGTCCTTGGCTACTGTATACCTTGTTGAAGTCTACACCTAACTGGAGAAGCGACTCCATCGCAGGGTATAACATCTTACCAAGGAAGTTTCCGAATGGACGGAAGAATACTCCCATCGCAACGCTGAACATATTGAGAACTCCGTCAAGCAGAGGACTGGAATTAGCGAGAGTCCCCATTGTATCCTTGATGGACATAAGAGCGTCCAGTGCAAGGCCACCGAGGAACAGAACGCGAGCACCTTTACCCAGCGCTCCGCCTAACCCGCCACTGCCTTCTTGTTCTCCTTCTGCAGCTTTCCTAGTGCCTTCGTTGACTCCTTCTTCAGTAATCTCTTCTGGTGCGGGACCTGCTCCCAGACGTCCGAGCATTTTCCCACCTTTCCCTGCGAGAGAATCCGGGATGAAATCCATAAGGGACTCCATCATACCGACTTTAGGTCCGAGGAATCCTTCAGCCATGTCGCCCACAAAGCCGTCTCCAGCCAGGTCCTTTAGGGCTTCTTCGGCTGCTCCTCGCTCGTTATCCTCCTCTTCCTTGGATGAAGATTCTCCAGAGCCTCCTTCCTCTCCCAACATCTGGGCTCCAATCATGCCCATTAGACCCAGACCGGAGGCTCCTCCTCCCATGTCAACGTCCTTGATGTTAATGCTCTGGTCCCCGAGCATTTCATTAAGACGGTCCTGGAGACTATCCATATCTTTGTCCAGAGCAGACATTCCAATGCCTGCTGCGATGTTCAGGTCTTCCAGTTCATCCTCAAAGATTCCCTTGAGTTTACCCGCTTCCTTCTTCGCAGTACGGGTGTCCGTCTCTGGCTTAATCTTCGCTGTAAGACCTATTTCCTGGACCATCTGCGGTTAATAGAAAATTGTAATTGACCTTATTAATACGTTTGGAATGTAAAAATGGGGTGTAGGTTTACGATTGACCGTCCGTTGCCCCGACCACGAATTCCAAAGAGTAAAGCATACGCGAGGGAGACCCGGCTTCAAAGGTAGTTGAGAAATTGGAGAGTTGTCCATAGAACCTTCTGTCCGTCATAGACTCTCCGTAAATCATATCCAGGTTATTACCGAGCCAATAATTGACAACGTCGGTTGAAAATTCCTTTAGAGGCTCGTTGGATTGATTTCCTTCCAGCTCTGAATCCGAGACGTCCTTGAATAAATCCGACTGATTATCGAAGAAATCGTTTGCTGTAACTGCTCCTTCGACTGCGATTTTAGCTTGGATTCCCTCAGTAGGTATACTCAAGGTATTCCCAGAGCCACCGTATGCAATATTGTACCTCTCCATTCCAATAGAGCGTTCTACTCTCTTACTTATTACATTTCCTAAAATAAATCTGTTGTATTTTGTCAGATTCTTTTGTTCGGGGTCGTTTTTATCAGAGAGTTTGATTTCATCAATCGGGAAGAAATCACTACGTCCAACATTCGCCCACTCATTTTGTATGTAAGCGTCTCTGTTAGAAGGGTCTTCCGTGACGCCCTCGGACTTGAATCCTTCTATCGTATAGGAAATCTGGTGGGGAGCAGCTTCTTCATATTCCCAATCAACGCTTTCTACAATAAAACCACTCCCAAGCACATCTTCATCTTCATCAAAAGCAACGTCTTCTGTAAGCGGATTTATTGCGTCATATTCTGTTCTTCCCCTCATGGAATCAGTCAAGACATAACCGATTCCCGGGTTAGGAACGCAAAGGCTTTCTAATTCTATAATGTAATCTGCAAGGGCATCCTGTTTGGTATTGATGATGGGACTTCCATTTACGTTGTACTCTTTCCCTTGCCTATCTTGGAGGACGCGATTGCTCGTCGCTATGCCCGTAAAACTAATGTCTTCTCCGGCAAAGAATCCCGTTAAAAATGCTTCATCTGAGCCGAAGAAAGGAATTGGTTGAACGTTGAGTTCTGCAGACCCCTCGGAACGAGATTCTTGGCCCGCGTACACAGAGAACCCTTCTCCCCAACTCGTATCAGTGCTCTTCAACGGGCCATAGATGTAAACCTTAGGGTCCAAGTTAGCCATTTAGAATGCCTCGTTTAAGACCTCTGCAATGGCTGCCATCATAACTTCCTTGTCTCGTTCTACCATAGTTTCCATGTTTTCTAAGTACGCATAAACGTTGCGAAAGGCAACTTCGTCGGGGTCTAACCCTCTGTAGATAAGCTCCGCACTTATCTTCCGGAGTTGCTCTTCATTCTCTCCCGCAGTGATGAGTTTCCCATGTCTGTGTCGCCCACGGTGTTAAGAGCGTTAACTCGCTCGAAGAGATACTCGCCAATAGCCGTCGGATACTCTGCTGGGTCATCAGGTGCCTCTGGCGGAGTGGACGCAATAGACCGTCGGAGGACTTCAATCTGATAGAATCCCTGTTTGGGAGCACCAGTCATGTTCTGACTCTGAACGTCGACCTCGAACGACTGTTCCATGACGTCGTCGCTAATTTGCTGTACCTGACCGAAGGTAAGCTCCTGTAGCTGGAATTCTGCTCCTTCCCAATCCTGGATTGCTCTCTTGAGTGTCTTTGCTTCCCCGGAAATCTCTACCCTTTCAGATTCAAGCTCATCGAACTCATCTTCAAGGCTGGCAGGAATAGAATCCCCACCTTCCTCATAGTCCTGAGCCTCTGAAACAATCTCCTCCTGACGCTCGGAGATTTCGGGCAGTCTTTCGTTCTCAACTTCTTCAACGCGCTCCTGTAGATTTACCGTCTTCGTAACCATTGCTTTAAAGTGTTGTTAGTCGTTTATAGTGCTGAATCGTTACTGTGCTCTACTACTGCGGTGCACCGTGTAACGAGTCGGTCGATGTCGCCTTCGATGTCTGCTGTCGGGTCACCTACGTTGTTTCTGCTGTAGGTGTCAAGGAATGTACCCGCCATAGTGAACGTGAGTGCGTTCTTATCGCTCCCAGAAGCCCCATTATCGAACTCAAGTTCTGCCTTAACAGCAGCATCGTCCATATTGGGGTCATCCGGAGTCGTGGATGAGGACGAGCCATACATTCTCTGAACGTCAGACGCAGCATCGTCTGAATTGTTCCGAACGATGTCGCTGTAAGACAGAGACGGTTCGAGAGCCTTCGGGCTGAAGTCGACGCCGAGCCGTGTTCCAAGCTCGTAAATCATATCGACGTTGCCTTCGAGAGTTAGGGAAGCGTCCTGGACGCGGAGGCGCTTCGTTACGTCGCCGTCTCCATTCTGGTCAACGTAAAGATTTGCCTCACCGAAGTGCATCGGACGCTCTGGGTTCGATGGCTGGGTGTACGCAGTGAAGGGAGGCGAGGACGTTGGTTCAACATCCCTGATAAGTTCCTCATCAGCATATGCTCCACTGAGGGACAGAGATACCGTGTCCTCTACACCGACGCTGATTTCAGCGGATGTAGCAACACATCCCTTGTAAAGTCGGTGATTCTTTGTCCCATCAGGGAATTCCGTCTGCTGGATAAGAACCATCGGCGCCGGGAACTTACCATCGTACGTGTAAGTGTACGGAGCGCTCGTCTCTCCTCCGGATGTTGCATCCCCGTAAACGGCCTTAAGCCACCACGGGTTTGTGAGCGTGAAATCCACAGACCAAGAGCCTGCGAACTGCTGCTCGATAATATATTCTGCCTGTCTGTTCATCGGGTTGAACTGGCGTACAGCGTTGTTGGAACCTTCGTTGGTTCCCATTGTGACGTTAGACCCGAAGGTCTTATTCGTACTATCTGTAATTTCGCTATAGTCGCCGGGGGTTGTAGAATCCTGCATTAGGAAACTATCTTCCCAGCGGTATACTAAGCCAGTGTCTTTTCCTGTAAGTGCCATGTATCTTAGTTACCTTTTAGTTGTCTTCATCGTTGGAGCTTTCGGACTCTGACGAATCCTCAAAGCCTTCGTCGTCATCTCCCGTAATCTCCGTATCTTCAAGCATTGCATTGACTTCTCGTCCTACCACGCTCTTATTGCGAGACCACCACTCGTTGAGGTCTGCAACGCTAGCGCGAGGAACATGAGAGTCAAGAAGCTCACTAAGCTCGTCTCGGTTGCGTTGAATCCACGCCGGGCGGACCTCTTCGGCGTCGATTGCGTTTCTCAGTCTTCTTGCGTCCATTTGGAAACGTCTGTCTAAATTGTGTTCCTCGACATATTTAAAATGTACCTACTAATTAAACGTTTTCATTAGCAGTCGTTTCCGACATTAATATTACTGGCAATCTGAACCATCCTCAGTTCCCACTGACCTCTCCAGATACCAGCGCCCGTTTGGGATTGTAAGTCATCGAAGGTTGATGCAATTAGCATATCCCACTCCTGGAATCCCTTACGGTGAACGTCCATTATGCGTTTTGTCTCTCCAGCGAGACCTCCATATGACTCTCCAACATTTCCTTCGTTGGTGCCATCGCTCTGTCTTTCTCCCAGTAGACGTTCACGACTATGGGAAGTATATATGTCCAGAGCAACAATCGTTTCAATCCTCTCCTCAGTCCAACCAAGAGAACGGGGTTCGATTGCGGGCTTTCCTCCATCAATAACGAAGATGTAGTCCCCGTCTTGGAGGTTCACACGACGTCTATCGGTATCCTTCTCTCTCAGGATATAGGGTTGAGGAACATCGTTGATGCGACCATCAACGGCGTCTGCTTCACTCTCCCAATTATCTTCGAGCAGTTGTTCTACCGCTTGAATTGCTGTCATGTATTATCTCCAATTACTCTTGAATTCTCTCCACATTTGACCTATGGTTAACATGCGAGCCTTGTGCATGAATCGTAGGGCAGGAATGCGTAGAGGACCATCGTCCCTCCAATACTTTCCTGGAACCGTCTGATTTACTTTCCTGATATTCTCATCGGACCAGGAAAACGCATAATCAGACGTATTCATAGTAGTCAAGGACGCTGTTAATGCTCCGTATTCGTGGAATGGAGCTGCCGGGTGAGCAACGTGGAACTTGTACTCGTCTCCATCTCGGTATGTATCCGTGACTTCATCTAACAAAGGCTGGAGTTTTTCGTTGTCAGTACGCTTCATCAGCCTAAGTACACGTTCCGTGTTTTCTTTGTACATCTCAATTCCAACTTCTCCGACGAATTCTTCTTCGTCTTTGAATCCATCGAGGATTTCCGCTTCTACATCCTCTTCAAAATCCAGATGTGCCAAAGGTTTTCACCTCGTTGCGTCTATCTAAGATTTGTTCTGCTTCCTCTCGGAAGGCATCAGCAGAGCCGGATGGTTTTGGAGCGCCATCATTTCCAGGGACCGTCATACCGTATTGGTCGCTCCGGAGCAGGTCTGCTGCTACTAACTTAGCACAGGCTTGCTTAATGTCGTGGGGGATAGAGTTTTCATCATTGTCCCAGTTGCCGTGACCATAGGTATACGAGACCTTGATACCCTTCGTTCGTGGGAATACAAGACGTCGGTAGATGTAGAGAATACCATTAGGGCCATCAACCCAGTAATCTCCATCTCGTCCCTGCTGGAACGATGGCTGGGACACCAGGTTTTGATAACCGCTCCCTCGCCAGATTTCGATGGCGTCGTCGGTATAATCTACCTCTGTCTTGTATCCCGGGTCTCCTTCACTTAGACCGTTACGCTGATTGTAGGCATCAGCCTTTTCCTGAGCAGTCTTAAACTCTCGAATCTCTCGCTTCATCAACTTGAGAGGCTTGCCAGCCCAGTAGTAATACGGTGTATCTAAGTCGTGGAATTCATTAACAACCTGCCGTGCCCGCCATGCGTGGCCTGTTTTCTGGTCGATATAATCTGACCATTGAAGAATCAGATTGTCTACGTATGAACTCGTCGGGTCCGTAGTCGAACCAAAGGAGTCATACTGCTCGAAGAAAACGGCTACGTCTCCGGGGTCACAATAACCGACGTCGGATAAGCCTTCTTGTACAGACATCCCTAATCATCCTGACGTTGTTCATCTGGCCTATTATTACTATCGTTCTTAGTAACAATAAAATGGTCAGGACTTATCCCGTTTTCAAGGAGATATTTGTCTACTTTCTCAGAGTCAATCTCTTCATTCGTTCTCGACATGGCCCGGATAACCATGACCATAGCGACAACGACACTTTCGAGTCGTTTAATCTTACCTTTCCTTGTCTCGTAGACAAGGTAGATAAGAATTAGTACTTGCGTTAGAAGATTAAGGGGGTCAGCTGAACTAAGAAGTTCAATGACCCCGGCCATGGATTATGGTTCGCCGTGAGTTGCACCCCGGCGCCCAGTGCCGGAATTACCAGTTGCCATAATCCATACTGTAAGTGAGAGGTCACCACCAGCGCTGTCGGAAATTTCTGTGACGTTTGCTCTTAGATATTCGTAGAAGCCACCGTTAACCGATACGGCACCGGCATCTACATCTACATCACTAACGTCAATAACGGCTCTGTTACCGCTTACCATTTCGACAGGCGCCCACGTTTCACCGTCAGGACTTCCTTCAAGTTGAACTGAAAGAGAGTCACTTCCGGTATCAACGTTGCTTGCTTCAACATACAACGTAATGTGTGGGTGACCTTTGCTGGCAACCGGACTGGACGCGCCGCTACTGGTGACCGCTGACAAGACCGGCTCTAAGATTGGTCTTGCCATTAGTCCATCACTTCCCGAACGCTGTCAGTCGGACTGTTGCTGTTCCTGTGAAAGAGGCGAAGGCTTCCGTAGCCCCATCGCCGTCTCCGAACAGGTTGATTTCTTGGTTCGCCTCGTCATACGCTGCGAGGGCTGCCGTGCCATCAGTTACCTCGACGGCAACGAAGATAAATCGGTTCATGCCAGCGCTCTTCGGGGTGAACGAATCACCGTCAGAAACGTTTGTGGCTTCAACCGTACGCATCTTCATTGCGCCGGGGAACTCTGTGTCTTGGATGTCGTAACTTGCCATATTTGGTTATCTCCTTAGAATTCCTCCTCAACGAGTTGTTCGACGACTGGACGAAGCTCATCTTCAAGGTCATCCTCGCTCTGGTTCGCTTTAATACCGAATTCCTTAGCGAGGGACTGCTTCTGACGGTAACCCATCTTCTTCAGCGACTTGAGAGGCTTCTTGCCGGACCGTGCGACTTTACCGACTCCAGTCCACTCAACCTCGTAAGGGGAACCCATGCGGTCAAAATGCAGAGCATCGTCCACATTGTCGATAACCTCCGGTCGAGGCTCCTGCCCCCGCGGTGCGCGGAAGTAGTAAGACTCACCAGAGGGACCCCGGTGTTTGTTCGAGGTCATCGTTCCCACGTACGTTACTTCAGCTATCTTCATGGTTGAGGGAGGGGTTTATGTTTACTGCAGGTCGCGCGCCTTGGCGTGTGCAGCAGGGTTGGTGCACGTCAGCTCGCCGATTGTGACGTACATACCCTCGTTCCCGAGCCGGTTGATACCGAACGGGTTCTCGTCAACTTCCGTACCAGTGCTGTAGAACTGAGTCGGAAGGAGAATCTTCGTGAACAGCGTGGAGCTGTCGATGAGGTAGACGCGACTGATGCCGTCAGACGGAACGTCGATACTCTCGAAGATTGGGATGCCCTTGTAGGACTGAACCGTGAGGCCCACGTCTCCACCAGGGTTAGACTGGACACCGTTCAGACCAATCGCAGTCCGAACAGGCTCCAGACGCTCCTTCCCACCGACCTCGTCCTCGATACGCTGGTACGTATCGTGTCCAGTAAGGAAGAAGTAGTTATCGTCGGAGACGGGACGCTTCCCGGAGTTCTCCTTAATCTCTCGAATCATGTCGTCGAGAGTGTCGAGAACGAACGTCTGGTTGTTACCACCGTTCTCGATGACGTTGGACTCGAACTCGTTGTTGGAACGGTCGAAGCCGTAGACGTCGTTGTCGCCCGGGTCACTCAGGATGTTGGACTCTGCTCCGTTAGAGAGAACACGGTCGACCGACTCCATGTTGTTCCCTGCGGGGGTGTCCGCGTCCGTGACCATCTGAACGTTGATGTGCTTCGGGTGCTCACCCTGTCCCGTCTGGTGCTCCGTGCCGGTACCGTACCAGCGTCGCAGCCAATCGAACGGGTCTTCGATGTCGTCATCTTCCGTCTCTGCGAGGAGAGCCTTCTCCTGACTGACGTCGAAGTTGTGAGCGATTGTCTTCGGGTCCTGCTCGAACTCCGAGATGTCTGGGTGGTCAGTGTCCGGAAGAGCCGCGTTCTCGTCCAGGCCACCGCTACCGAGAGTGTGGTTACCGCCAGCCGCTCGCTCGGTTACGATACGCTCACCAGACTTGACCCACGCTCGGCTCTCCAGGAGAGAGAACACGTTGGCCTCGCTGTTGAGCAGGCTGAAAACCTCGCTACCGTACACGACGTTCCGGTAGCCATCGTCACCAGACATGAGGGCGTTGTCCTGCTTGGACATAGCACCGCCGCCACCCACTTCCTTCTGGGTGTACTCCGGCACGAAGCCGTAGTAATAATCAATCATGTCGTGGATGGTACGGATGTAACCGTCAGCCTTCTTGACCTGGCCCGGATTCTCTCCGGACGGGCCGCGGGCCTGCGTTCGGTAATAACCGTTACCGACACCAGCGCGCTCCATCTGCTTCTTAGCCATGTAGTTGCGCGCTGGCTTGCTCTTCATGAGCTTGGTTGTCTGCGTAATCTGTGCCTTCGCGAGCTGATACTGCTCGTTGGAATCTAGACTCATTTACTTATCACTCCAGATGGCAAGGGCGGGATTACCAATCTGCTCCCCGTCCTCATCATCATATGACTTTTCGGTCGAACCGGACGGTGCGGAGGGCGTCCCGGCCGTACCGAGCTTGCTGTCAATTGCTTTCTCTACTGCGTCGTCGAGGTCGAAATCGAAATCGGGATGCGTTCCGTCAGCCTTCTCCGTCTCGGACTTCTCTTCGCCGACATAACCGCGTACGGCGTCGAAAACGTCCTCAGGGAGCTTCTCCTTCAGTTCCTGAACAGTGTACTGGGAGCCGCCCTTGTCAGCCTCGGCATCCTCTTCTTCTTCTTCTTCTTCCTCGTTAGCCTTCTCGTCTTCCTCTTCCTCTTCGTAGGAATCCTCGGACTCGTTGGCCTTCTCCTCGTCCTCCTCGTCCTCCTCGTCCTCTTCTTCTCCGTTCTCCTTGGACTGGAGGGCGTCAATGGCATCCTGAGCGTCATCCGCGTCGACGCCTGCCATATCAGCGAGAGCAGCCGCGAGGTCGTCCTCGCTCATGCCGCTCTGCTTCTCGTCTTCTTCTTCCTCTTCGTAGGAATCCTCGGACTCGTTGGCCTTCTCCTCGTCCTCCTCTTCTTCTTCTTCTTCCTCTGCCTGACGTTCGAGGACTTCTTCTGCAGCCTCAACGGCTGCGTCTTTGGATACTTCCTGTGCGATACTACGAACTTCATCCTCAGTTAGGGGGTCTGCCTTCTCGACATCGTCTTCGGACTCGCTGTCCTCCTTCTCGACGTCCTCTTCAGACGCCGTCTCGAACTCGTCCATCTTCTCCTGGACCAGCTCTTCAACGATGTTTTCGACTTCCTCCTTCCCGAGAATGTCGTCTTCTTTGGCGAAGTCTTCCTCTGTGAGAGCATCCTTAACGACAGACTGGAATTCAGTCTTAAGCTCGCTAAGGGTAATCTCTTGAGAATTATCCTCGCTCTTTTCTGTCTCTTTGGACATGTTTTGTTCGGACCTTTGGATGGTGAGGGTGCGGTCACCGGGGTGCTCTGCCGAGGTGTCTACGTTTTCGGCGTCATCGCTCTTGGCTACCGCCACTTGTCCAGACTCGGACTTAATCGTCAGAACGTTTGGTTCAGCCTCTTCAGAATCATCCTTGGCAACCGTAGCGAACTTGGCACCTTGATTCATGCCTTCTTCGCACACGGTCACAGCGGAGAGGTCAATTTCAACGATGTCATTGACAGGCTCTCCGTTCTCAATCTTACTTCGGCTGACTAGTGCTTCTCCAGAAATCGAATAGGAATTGAGTTCTCCGTCCTCGATGGATTCACGTACACGCTTGGCTTGACGGGTGTCGTCATAAATACGACCTGCAACATACAACGCGGGATTCTTCCCATCTAACTCGATAACGTCAGTTGGGAATTCTTTTCGCGTGAATGTTTCTCCGTCGATTTCAATCTCTACGGAATTTTCGAGTTCGTAGGACTCAATGATTTCTCCTACAAGCTGGTCAGAATGTTCAAGAGAGAGACGGCCGCGTTTGAGGAGTTGCGGAAGAGCTTCCTTCAACGCGTCAGCGTGAATTCTATCTCCTTCCTTATCTACAATCTCCACAGACGCGAGTCCCCAGATGACGAAATCATCATCTGTCTTGAACACCGTTTGTGTGCCCGCGAAATCTGCGGTGAAATTTACCTTTTCCATTGTGTTGGATTTGGACAGCGTCTTCGCGACCTCTCCTCCTCCAAGTATTTTTTCTACGACATATTTATATGTTTCCCATAAATGGTCGCGTCCATCCTTGGTGGTTTCGGCTGGGTGGATACTGGGCCAATTCCCAGTGACCGTTTTGTACGCAACAGATTTGACACCAAGTGGGTCCTCCATTCCAGCCTTCTGAGCTGCGAGAGTCGCAAATCCGATTGACCAAGAGGATTGTTTATCCAATCCATCATAGGAATCATGGAGGCCGCCCGCGATATGTCGTAGTTGATGTCTGGATTTCTCCGTTTCTGACCAATCGTCCTCAGACTCCTCATCGTCGTCCTCTTCTGAAACAGGACCAAACTCAAAGTCTTCGTCCTCTTTTAGTTCTCCGGCGTTATAGCGCGACCAGCATATGGCGTAGGCAGAGCTTTCGCTTACACTCTCCTCGTCTATTACCGACCGCACGCACTGTTCTACTGATTCCGGCATTTCTACAAGCCTTTCTCAAGTAGGTTCCCGGAGGAATCGTTCTTTGACAGTTCAATCTCTGCGCCACAATTAGGACACCGAGTGACGCTCTTCTCAGTAGTGAGCCCACGGTCGGACTTCATATTTTTACTGAGGGCAATGGAACTGTCGCAACTGTTGCATTCCATTATGGTGTCTGTCTATATTTTCCAAAGGGAGTAATATAAATGTTTGGACAAAAGTCTGATGAACATATTTAAATCTATCTTACCCTTTATATAGCAGGTAGTAAGTACATGGGAAACAATTATATCGTAGACTGGTTACATGGTAGTATGGATTACATCCAGCGAACAGTCAATGGAATCTTCAAAGCTGATGACCCCTTCAAGGATATAGTCGAGGGAGATGAAAGCATCGAAGATAGAGTCCGGGCCGTAGGTGACAAGGTCGCCGATGCAATGAATCACAACAAGGCCGACCAAGAATTATTCAATCGCGCCCGCGAGGCGTTGGAAACTCTAACCGAGGAAGGAGAGTTTGAACGTATGGAGCGAGAGATGCTTACACATCACCTCGAAGATATTATTGAGCAGGATATGAGTAACAACGGAGCGATTCATTACGCTCAAGAAGGGTATCAAGAAGCGGTTGATGAATATATCGCTGGAGACCTCGGAGAAAGCGACGACTCCGAAGAGTCCGAAGAATCTAATTAACTCGTTCGTACGTTCTTCTGCATTGGTAGTGAGGGCTCCAATCATCTACACGGTTTGGAGTACCACTTGGACTGTCTCTCGCGTGTTCTCTTAGAAGGCTCTTTAGTTGTTCTAACGTAACCCCTCCTCTTTCTTTTGTGATTTTCCCAACCTCGCTACAGATTTCTGTGGTTGAATTGTCGTTTGGTCCAACCCAGTTGTAAAGCGGGGGTTCGTAATTCTCGCCTTCTTCTTGTTGTTTCTCCTGCGTTTCTGCTTCGTGTGCTAATTCTCTCGCAGTATCAAGAACAGCGCCGGTTTCCGTCCTTGCGATGTTGAGAGCGCGCTGCTCGTCTATATGTGGGAATGTATCTTGGAGGTCATCAACGACATCCTCTACCCTGAAACCCGCATCTCCTCTTAGTCTTCGACGGAAGATACGCTCTATGTTCAGGGGAGCGAGCCAAGGGAGGTCTTTGTAATCCCCGTGGATTGCATTGCTATCCAGAGCAGCCTCTACCCACTGCTTGGCTTCATCTGGGACGTCCTTAGACCACATACTCGGAGACTTAGAAAGGTCTGGGTCGTCCTCATCATGTGCCCACCACACGGTATTATCATAGGCATCTTTGATGACGTCGTTGATTTCCTCATATGTGGTGTCTCCTCTGCCCATAGACCTACGAGCAACTTGAGCAGACTTAGAAAGGTCCTTGACTTCATCCTCTCCTTCCTCCAATTCGACGTATTCAGCAACGATGGAGGGACCATAGTAGGTATTTATCAGAGCATCGTCGTCTGTAAAGTCCGGGGTTGTATCCAGGTCTTTTTCGTTCTCGACCCAGTCTTTAAACCCTTCTTCGTCAGATTCTACTATCTCTCCCTCTCTAAGAGTACCGAGGGGGTGCTTTTCTCCGTCGTAGTGCATGAAGAATTTTACTGCCATTGTATCACCTATGAGGACCACTCGAGTTCGTCATTTACAGCTGCTTCCACGTTCATTGTAATGTTTTCTTTGATAGCGTCTGTTGAATTCCTTGGGTCATCCTCGACACTGTGATTCGCTGCGTTCTCTAATGCGCTATTCAATTCCTCTGTCACGGCGCCTTCCTCTTCATTCCATATACGCCCTGCTACATCATTAACTTTTTGTCGTAACTCGTCTTTGTTGACATCCATATCCATCGCTTTCCCGTATGACATAGCGCTCTCTGCTATGTGCGCTGCCTCTTGTGGGTCGTGGGACATGTTTCTCTCTCCGAGGTTATCATTGTCGATGACCCAGAAATGCCCACCATCGTCTGCGAGCAAATTACCAGAATTCAGGTCATCGTTGCCTGTGATAATCATACCCGCGACTGCCTCATAGTAGGAATCCTCATCAAAAACCCCTTCATCCATCATATCATAGACTTCGTCGTCTATCATAAAGTTGAATTTGTAGGCAGATCCCGTAATCTGACCTATGGTATGTCCATCTATTCCTTCTTTATGAACCTCTCCGGTCTCCTGATTATAGGCAGTCATTGGAGCATTAACCCCCATGGAATCAAGTACCGTGTCGGACATAGCTTCGCTAATCATATGGTCAGGCTCTCCTGCCTTAGTATAGATTGTATCCCCGTTTTCCAGAGTATGTTCTTCCATCGTAGAAGCATAGCGTCCCTTCTGGTTATCGTCGGTATCTGTTAAGGGTTCACTACTGACCGCATAGTTTGTATTGAGACGCTGTGGGAAAGATTCTGCATCTCCCTCTTGACCTCCTCCAGCCTCTCCTTGAGTCTCATAAAACCACCCCCCCCTTTTTCCCTGTTGAACATCAGCCCACTCAGGAGCATCGCTGGGACTATCAATGTAAATTCTTCTTTTCCATACGTTGTCTGTACCGTCGAAGAATTGGATGGATTTCTGCTTTTCTGTCTTGACCTCTACATCATCATAGAGGGATAAGAGCTGTCTTAGTTGCTTCGTAATAGACTCATCAGAGGCGTCCTTCCACTCCTCATTGTGAGGGTCCTCTGGGTCATAGGGCGCTATCTCTGTCTCGGGATTCACTTGCTCAGTAAAGCCCTTTGCCCTTCTTAAGATGGTCTCTACAGAATTATACTCTCCTCGATACTCATACTTTCCGGTTTCAGTATCGAACCAGCCAACTCCCTTGCCGTCTTCAATTATGCTTGGTTTCATTGTTCATCCTCTTCAAGGTCGGGGAACGGAGTACTATCAAAGGTGTCTAACCCCATATCGTTATGGAAATCATTTAGGGCTTGCTTTGCCTCGTCGGACGGGTCGTATACATCAAGATACGCGTTGAGCAAGTCTGGATGGAACTCATACAACGTTCTCGCATGCGCCTCGTTTCCATCAGAAGATTGGAGAATCTGCTGCGTCCCTGCTATCATTTCGTGGCAGTTTGTGGCGACATATGGACGCATCGGGGTGCGTAACTCCGCTCTCTGTAAATCATCATCCTCTACGAAATCCATAATGAAGTCCCAGGAATTATTCACCTCCTCCATGAGTGTTTCTATCTCCTCGGGGACGTCTGCATCTTCATCCTGTTGTTGGAGTTTGAAGTCGTCCCGTTCGATTGTATTATCATTGGAGAAGTTTTCTTCGATGCTCTCCTGTATACCTTCATCCATATCGAAGTCTTCTCGTTTCTCGTCGAGGTGCTTCAATACAGCAGAGACGTTGTCCTTGAACCCCTCGCCAAATTGTAGAGGCAACTGATTCTCTACTCCAAACATAGCGAAGAGATTGATAGGGTTGTCTGTTCCATTGGCTGTGTCATATCCATATGAATCTGCTAACGCGTGAGCATATTCGTGAGCTATAGTAGAATCTTTACAGTCTTCTTTGAATTGAATTCCCTTAGTAAGGGGACTGAACGCGTTTTTATCCGAATCGTCTCGAACCGTCGTTACATGGTCTATGACATCGCGGGCTGTAGATTCTTCTTTGGCATTCCCTGCAACCCGGTCAGAAATGTATTGAACAGCCTTAGACTCGAAGTCTGCGCTGGCATCCTCTACAGATAGACCCATCGCATATTCCTCGACGGTTCTATCATCAGATTCTTCAGAACGTAGGAATCTGGAACCTGGGGGAATTTCCATCTTGTTCCCGTTCTTTTCTTCTCTCGCATGAATAGTACCTTCTGTATCTATTGTGATTACTGTAGCAGGAATTTCCTCTCCCCACGAGGCAAGATAAGACACCTTGTCTCCTTTGCGAAGCTCCATCCAAGGGACCTCCTCTCCCTCTTCTGGCATCACAGGGTCTACGATTTCCAAATGGTCGAAGCTCGCATAGTGAGTATTTCCATCATCGTCCTCTATGATAGCGTGTACTCCTTCCATCCCTCCATCTTGGTCTACGTATTCTCCCTCCTGGACTTCGCCGTCTTGATTTACAAAACGAACTCTGTCTCCTTTGATAGCGTTGCTATATTGGCCGTATCTGTAACCTCCCTCTTGTCCATTATGGGCTTCATAGTAGAGACCTCCACGCTCTCCTTCCTCGACATTAACGTCATCAGGAGCCTCTGAAGCATCATCTACATAGATTCGTCCCTT